ACTACGTGACCCGTGTAAGCAACTACGATTGGGTGGACATGGAGTGGTACTGCTTACCACAGGGGCAAGAACTGTGGGTTCTTGGGGCAAGGCAGTATATCCTATTATGGTCTAAGCAGCGTGAGAAAGAAGGGCGCTTATTTAGACCTTATCCTGATGGGGCAATCCGTGCAGAGGACTTCGGGCTTAACCCTGCTGAAGCAATTCCACGCCGAATTGACGAATACACAATGCAAGGCAAGCGTGGACGCACTGCTTTCATTACTGGAATCCGTGCTAATGAGTCCATGATTAGGTATCGTACTGTTACACAGAAGTTGCACGAGAACTATATCAATCGACCATTCAAACTTTCTAAGGCTGTTCCTTTAAGGTTCGCAAAGATAATATACGACTGGACATCAGACGACGTTCTAAAGTTTATCACAGAGGAGCATGGTGCTGAGTACTGCGAGTACTACGACTTCGCCGCCATGAGTGGAGCAAACCAGCGTGTGGGTATCCCTTTACACTCTGTGGCCGCACGACGGCTAACGGATGTTATTCGAACGGAGCCAGAGTTTTACGACAACCTAGTTAGGTGTTTCCCCAGTATCGACGCTCAGCGCCAGTTATGGTCAGAGTTCGATATTGAACAGGTTATTGACATGTACTCTGAGATGGGCTGGAAGGGAGCGAAGTATTGCATTGATGACAATATTTTGACACAAGGAATGCGCAAAGCGGCAATGGTGTATACGAATGAATTCAAGAAGCGCCACGTCAAAGACCCGTACGGTTACCCTGTTGACCATTTAATTAGAACACTCATGCTTAACACGTTTATCGGAACCCCAAGTCCAGTTGGTCCAAAAACAAAAGCACACAATAAGCGGGTTGCCTTACTGGACCAAGACCATCAGATGCTCATGGATGCTGACAGCCTTGACATTCAAGACGATACTCGGTAAAGTATCTAGATGGACTACACGAAAGTATCAGAACTTAGACCCGCCAAATGGGCGTCTGCGTGTTATATTGTAACACCTGACTATAAGAGACTTTCAGAGTCAATCGGCACGTATGGTATTTTGTCACCAATTGTAATTCAACCTGACGGAACGATTGTGGACGGTTACCATAGGTGGCTAATTGCAAACGAGCAGTCAATAAGCAAGGTCCCTGTTGTAGTAGTGGACGTTGACGATATTGCCGCCATGCTGCTACACATCGACATGAACAGGTATAGAGGCATCGTTATAGCCAAGTATCTGTCACGAATGATTCAGAGAATATTGTCGTCCGGAAGTTACGACCACGATTCTTTACGTAAACGTATGTCTATGACTAAAGATGAGTTTGATATTCTCGCTGACGGCTCTTTAATTAAAATGCGTAAAATCAAGCAACACTCTTATTCTCCTGCGTGGGTACCGATTGAGTCCAACACTGGTGAAGACATTACCGTTGAGAGAGTGACAGGACACGCCGAGCAGGTGTGAGAAAGAGGTATAAAATGGAAATGAACGCTTATCAGGTGGCGGCAAATGAGACCGCTGTTTTCCCGCCTACACGTGGTGTTGAGTACACTACACTTGGTCTTACGAGTGAGGCAGGTGAGGTTGCTGACAAGGTGAAGAAAGTTATCCGTGACAATAACGGAGAGTTTTCGGAACAGCACAAAGCGGATATCGTTAAGGAACTTGGCGATGTGTTGTGGTATGTGTCTAGTCTCGCTTGGGAACTAGGTTATACCCTTGATAATGTTGCCGACATGAATATTAGCAAGTTATCTAGCCGTAAAGAGCGAGGCAAGATCGGTGGCTCTGGGGATGACCGCTAAACCTTGGCAGTCTTTAATATCCGCATTTAATGATGAGTCTGCTTCCGCTGACTCTCTACTCGCTAATGCCGCAGCAGACTATTTAGTAGTAGTAAATCAGGTGTTTGTATTCGACAAGTTCAAGTCAGAATTTGTTGAGGTACCTAATCGGTTCGTTACTGGCCGGGAGGTACTTTCTGATTCTGGTGGATTCCTTGAAAACTGGGAAGTCGTTAAGGACCGATACGAAATAGAGCAGAACCAGAAAATCCTAAATCGTGCAATAGGGATAGTTAATAAAGCAGGCTCGTCGGCAAGATTACTGGGCTGTGGAACTCTTGACGAGGGAAGAAAGTTTTTTGCTGTAGTTCATACTGGCGCTATAAGTGTTAGATGTAGTACTGGCAGAGATGACTTCATTGACTCATACATAGTTGTAATGTCGTCCCATGACGGAAGTATTCCCATTTGCTACTACAACCTAGATGCCCGTAGGCTGACCGGAACAATTTACAGAGTTGCCTCAACACCTGATGTTGATTTCAGCATACGGAAGCGCCACACACCAAGTGAGGCCGACTTAGACAAGCAAGCAGTGGAAGTTTTACAGATGCGAAAAGAGTGGTCTAAGTATTTAGGTACTAGTATCAGAAATCTATTTCGCCCCAGTAGCAGTAATTACGACAACGAGACGTTAGAGAAATTCTGGCCCGTTAATTCAGCGACAACTGAGAAAAGACGAGAACACGCTGAAAGTGTACACGACACTATCAGGAAGTTAATTAAGTCCCAACACAATCAAGGATGTTTTGGGAATTGTAGGTGGGCAACATTTAATGGAATTTGCGAGTACATTGACTTCCACAGGAATGTTGCAGAGGATGAAGCCGCACAGCAGATGTTTGAAGTTGACAACTATAGCCATAGATTAAAAGTTGATGTGTTTAAATGGTTGAGCACCTAGCCGACAATATATATGTGTTTCGTGAGTTTAGTACTAATTATGAGATGCTACTGGGGGCACTTATAAATGTGGACCAAAATAATATTCAGGTCACCCCACATCATACATTTTTAACGTATGCCCCAGACCATGCTAGCGATCCTAAAATGTTTGAGGTTGTTTCCGAGTATGTTGAAGACATTGCACTGGCACTATTAGGTACCTATGGATTTAATGGTGTTGAGAACATTAGCGTGCCTGCTGTAATGTACAGAGTTGGTCAGAGTATGCCTGACCACGACGATATGTACCATAACGCCAGCGACCCTGAGTTGAGAGAAAATGTGCACGTTTACAGCACTGTTCATTTTTTAAACAATGGTTATAGCGGAGGAGATTTAGTTTTTCCCAATCTCGGTCTTGTTATTCAGCCAGAAAGCAACATGCTTGTTATGTTTGGTTGCGAGCACGTCCACCGCTCCGAGACTATAACCTCAGGAGTGAAGTATTCATCTACAAAGTTTTGGAGAGATAAAAATGCAGTTCAGTGAAAGCCTACAAGAGAACTTCGTAATTGATATTACTGAGCAGAAGCACGACGGCTACTACGTTGAGTTGGGTGCGTTTAACTCCCATGAGGGTAGCAACACTCGTGTGTTGGAGCAAGATTTCAATTGGCGTGGAGTTTCTTTTGAAATTGAGAAAGACCGCAGGGAACAGTTTACTGCGAACAGAAGCAATCCTTGTTATGGTGATGCGCTTGATTTCGATTACACTGATTACTTTAAGTCTGCAGGGTTCCCTAACCAGATCGACTTTTTACAGGTAGATATTGATGCTGGGTATACTGAGGAAATGCGCCCTAACGGAAGCCCGTACACTTCGTTGTTGGGACTCATTGCCCTACCGCTGACTTTGTACAGGTTTACTGTCATAACGTTTGAGCATGATGCTAACATGTATTTTAGGAATACATCTATACGTGACGCTCAAAGAGAAATTCTTGATGCGTTAGGATACACTCTTGTTGCTAGAACAATTCATGAGGATTGGTGGGTAGACCCGACAGTGGTCAAGCCCGATGTATACCGCAAGCATTTGAGTTGGGAAACTCTTTAGCAGATAATTTCTATCTTTCGCTTGAGCCCCATTCCAAGCCCTGCGCAAACATTGAATGCATGTGTCGCTGCGTCAACTTGGTCGTCGTGGACTCGTGCTTCTGGGAATGCTGACATTTCATCAATAAAGTCTGTGTTCCAGTCTGCCTGAACGAGTCGGACGTTTCCATTAGCCACTGCTGCGGCAAACGGTTTTGCTCGTGTAACCTTGTCTCCTGTTGCTCTCTGACCAGAGAACGCATATCCGGGCAATACGTATCTAGCATATTGGTCGATTAGGTTCTTTCCCGCAGAGCCGGGTTCTTGCTCCATTTGAATTGCTATTTCTACACCGTCTTCTTCCGCAGTGTCTCTAATAAACTTTTCAATTTTTTCACCTTTAGCACGAATTCTACGCACGTCAAGAATATAGAAAACTCCGTTATCGAATGCGCCGAGACAGCCAACAGTCCAGTCAGGGTCGGGGTTTGATTGTGATGGCTCTGTTCCAGCCAAATCCCAGAATCTGATAATGGATGTGTCTTTTGAGAATGTAGGTATCTCTGATGGTTCTACAACCTCAAAGTTGTTCCTATCAAACATTGACCCAAGCGTGGTTGACCACCAGTCTCCAAACTCCAGCCTCTTTCTTTCCACGGGGTCTAGTTCTGCCAGCATGGCTCGGTAGGAGTCTGGGTCGATTCCGGGGTTGTCTGTAAGCATTGAAGGAATAAATATTCTTCCTGTCTTTTTACCTTCCACCAAGAACCGTTGCCTCACCCAGTTGGGCGCAGGGTTTGTCGCTGCCCTCATACGCAGAGGTACTTGTGCCAGTGGCCCTGATGCCGGTCGGCGGAGACGAGAGAACATATAGCGATAGTCTGATTCTCTAATTTCAGTAACCTCGTCCATTCCGATGAATTGGAATTCGGAACCTTTGTATCTCAGATAGTCGTTAACGTTATTCAAGTAGCCGAATGTGATTCGTGCTCCGCTTGGGAATGTTGCAGTATACTGGTTAGCGTTCCAGTTAACATCGTCATACTGCATTATCCAGTCCCTAAATCGGTCCATGAGTGCTCCGGGTAGAGCAAGGTCGGCGTAAGTTCGTCGGAAAAGGATAGCGCTATAGCCCGGAACGTCCACATATTGGAGTGCCGCCATAATAAGGGCAGATGACTTTCCCCCACCAGCGGCACCACCAAATAATACTTCCTGAGTTGTTGCTTTCAAGAATACCTTTTGTGTCAGAGATGGCTCCTCCACCCAATACTCTGAGCGCTTTGGCTCAAGATATTCTTTGATTTTCTGCCAGTCGGCTGTTTCGTTGGACATATGTGCTTGTCTCCTAGACAAATTCACGGTAAAGTATATTCATGAAGAATCTTGTAAATCGATCTGCAGCGGCACATATTCTTATGTGCGCTGGTATACTATTAATAGGCTTTGGTGTTAGTATACTAAGTTTAGGGTGGGGTCTGGCAAGTGCTGGATTCGCTTGCGGTGCGTACGGCTATCTATTAGGGGCTGAGTAATGGCTTGGAACAATACGTCTAGTAAATCTCTTGAAAATATTGTAACTGGTCAGAAAGCGGCTCCCGTCTCAGTCGGTGCACCCATTTCGTACAGTCCTTCAATTCAGGGAAGAAACGAAGGGTACCATGACGGTTGGGATATTGTTAAAGCATACCGTGAAGGTGTGGCTAAAGTAACATGGGTTTTCCGGGCTATAGACGTTATTGCTTCCAACCAAGCACGTCTACCCATGATATTCAGAAAAGACAATAATCCATTTGGTGAAATTGTAGACGACCACTCATTACTACGTCTATTCAATAACACAGCGAATGCTGGGGAAAACGCTTTCGCTTTCCGCTATCGACTATCTTCTCAGTTGTTAATGAGCAGCCGGGGTGCTTTTGTCGAAATTGTTCGTGGACGTAGTGGTGTACCAATTGCTTTGCACCTACTTCCTCCTCAGAATACCTCCCCTATTCCCGATGTGAACAACTTTGTTAAAGGGTTTGAGGTAAAGATAAGCGCAATGGAAAAGCGCACTATCCCACCTAAGAATGTTATTTGGATTAGACGCCCACACCCATTAGACCCGTACCTATCCATGACCCCAATGGAGGCTGCAGGCGTTGCTATTGAATTAGAGAACTTAGCAAAAATTTATAACCGAAACTTTTTGATTAACGATGGCCGTCCGGGTGGTCTCCTTGTCCTTCGTAGCGAGATTGCTGACGAGGATAAAGAGGAGTTGCGCTCAAGGTTTCGTGGGAATATTGGACGTGTTGGTTCGGTAGGCGTGATTTCATCTGACGATGGTGCCGACTTCGTTGATACTGCTGCCAGCCCACGGGATGCGGCATATATTCAAATGCGTACTGTTACAAAAGAGGAGATTCTAGCGGCATTTGGTGTACCAGAGTCGATTATTGGTAACTCCTCAAATAGAACATTCTCTAACGCCATGGAAGAGGGCAAGGTGTTCTGGATGGAAACGATGTCACCCCACTTGGATTTGATTGCTCGTTCATTTGATAGACTTGATGACACCTACTTCATTGATTTCGATACGTCAAACGTCCCCATCCTTGTTCTTGCAAAACAGGAGCGTGAGCGTCACTATTTGACAGAATACCAGCAGGGTCTCATTAGCACCAATGAGTACCGAGAGGCGTCTGGAAGAAAGAAAGTTGTTTCAGACATTGCTGACTCGTTGTTGTCTAACCCCAACCAGACACCAATTGCCAACACAGAAAAGCCAATGAATGAGGGGGCAGACGTTCAGGGAGGCGTTCCCTTAGACGTGCAGGCTTCAGAAGCACAGCAACAGCAGGTCACAGAATTTAGTCCGGAACAAGGGGCATTTGTTCCCACGGGGACGGTTCAAGGGACACAGCGGATTGAGGCTAGCGCCGCTCAAGTACCTAGTGAGTTAAGTGAAGCGGAGGGTGAGCAGAGCCGCCCTTTACAAAATCAATCTCCTTAGTAGATAGCCAAACTAATTTAAGTCTTTTGCCTACTTGGGAAGAGAAAACACTTTATCGTGTAGATTCGATGGAAGACGAAGTGTCTTCGGCTTTAGAGGAAATTTTTGATACACAAGAGCAATTAGTTTTAGATAGATTGAATAGCGACGAAGGTAAGGCCCTTTTTGGCGCTGGCGCTGTAGCGGGAATCCTTTCTGTGTATATGCTGTCTCTTCAGACAAACCAACTAGTTGAGGCAATGGGCGCAGTTTATGACAAGGCCATTTCTGACAATATCACCGAGGGTTATGGACGACAGGTAAGTGGTGAAGAGCGATCCGCTGCATTAGCAAATCAGGCATCTGTAGTTAACTCTTTCAATTCCACGACTCGTGATCAAGTTATTGCAGCACTTGGTGTCGCAGCAGCACTTACTGACGAAGATGGCAGAGATGTTGACATTGCTCTCAAAGTCGCTTTAGCCTATTCTTTAGTTAAAAGTGTTTTCAATAAACTGCGATCAAAGCGTAAGCCTTTAATTATTGATTCTGCTGTATTAGGTCCGTACAATCAGGGCTTACAGGATTCCGTAAAGGAGTCAAGGGACGGTTTAAGTGTTTATAAGCAGTGGGTGTCGCTTCGTGATGAGCGTGTTCGGACCGATCATCGCAAGTTACACGGGGATAAAGTACCTGTAGGTTCCGCATTTTTCGTGGACGGTGTGGCTATCAGGTTCCCTAAAGACCCTCTTGCTCCGCCGCCGCTGACTATAAACTGTAGGTGTGTATTAAAGTTCGGCGTATAATTATATAAAAAGAAAATAGCATGTTTATATAAACACTTCATCATCATCTACTGGAGGGGTGTATCATATGAATGTTGCAATGGTACTTAAGGAGAGTCATGACTACTCTAGTTTCACAAAATCAAGCATCAGAAACCGACGAGGCTTTTGATTTTAAGGCTATTTCAGGCCAAATCGGGATTGATAAAGCGCAAGGAATCGTAGAAGCGTTCGTATCAGGCATCGGTAATAAAGACTCAGTTGGGGATATTGTTATCTCCGGCGCATTTTCTGGTTCC